CTTGAGTCTGTGGATCAGGTTGCATCATCTTATCCAAGCCAGCCAACATCTCATTCTTGTTGCTGAGTGAGCTATTCTGGACGATGCCCTTCAAGATCACAGGCAAAACAGGGGTATCAGGGCCTAAAGTCTGCAACAGAGCGATAAACTGCTGTTGTTCGTACTCACGTGCCATGATGCCCAAGGTAGCTGTAGGCATGAAGTTCATGTCGACTGAGGGATAACGCTCAGGATCGAACTGCATGTAGCGGAAAGCTGCCTTCTTGATGAACGGGATCAGGAAGTCCTCTTGGAAGTTGGTCAAGGTACGCTTGTACTTCTTGATGATAGAAGCCATAGCAGCCGACATACCAGCCCCACCAGCGTCACGAGACACCTGAGACACCATACCTTGAGAATCCAAGGTTCCTGTAGCTTGGAGCAACATACGCTCAAAGGCTTGGGCGGTGGTCATGTTGTTACCGTCTGTCTGACCAAACTTGAACGGCTGGAGAATCTCGTTGGGGTTACCGTTGGTCAGGATAGCCTTACCGGGACGAACCTCGAACTTAGCACCACGGGGCAGACGGGTAGCATCAATACCGATCATCGGGGCTGTGGTCAAGGCCAGTGAGTCCAAATGGCTACGCATCTGAGCGTCGATAGCCTTCTGCATGTTGTAAGCTTTTTCCACTGTACCACGACCTAAGATACGGTTAGGAACTGTATCATCTTGGTATAACACAACTGGACGATCCTTCATCATGTAAGGATTCTCTTCAGCCTTGAGGAGGGTAGAGTCGTTGACGATAACGACAATAGCTTCCACCATGTCAGTGTACTCGTCAGCATCGCTCTCTTCAGGGAACAAGTCCATCAGCTCTTCAGTGTCGCCCATGTCAGTGAGGTATTCACGGGGGACTAAGCCATAATATGTCAACAGCTTAACTTTGTCTGTCTGGTACTGTGTGTCTTCCTGAGTGACTTCCAAGTCCTCAGTGTCATACATAGGGCCAACGTTGACCTTACGATAGATACCGTCTTCGATACCTTTGACGATCTTGTGCAAGCCAACGTACTTCTCAACTGCTACGCCCAAGCAGTCATCCACTGATGTACCATTAGGGTCAAACAAGAAGTTCTTTGGGTTGACAGGCATGATCTTGACTGCTGTACGGTCTTTCTCTTGAACACCGATAGCTGCCTGACCGATAACACCGGGGATAGGTTGAGTAGCAGGAACATACTCTTTTTCTTGCTTGACGATGATCTCGCCAATACCAGTGCCGTAGATCTCAGCCATCAATTCGATCTGGTCGATAGCCTTACGGATCTTGTCCTTCTTGAAGTCATCCATCAACTGAGCTTTGATCTGGTTAACATCCAGCTCAGTACCGTTCACATCGGTTACATCGTCTTCAATGTCGAAGAAGTCTCCGTTACCGAAGATAGCTTCCATGATCTCAGCGTGACGAGTCTCAACCGCTTGCTGAGTGGCAGGGGAGATGATACGTGAACGCTCTGAGTCACGAGTCTTATCCTCAGAGGCCCACACACCACGGAAGATACGCTCGTATTCGTTCCATAACTCAAGGTAGTTGGTGTCTCGCCAATCACGCCAGTTGTCGCACTGACCAACAACAAAAGAGACTAGATCTTTGTCAGCCTCTGTTGGTTCCTCGAACTCTGGTGCTCCGTTTTCGTTCTCTTTATAGTTTTCCATGTAGTTCCTTGTTATCCTCATCACCACTTAACCTTGTCAGCCCAATAAGCAGCTGACATACGGCCTTTGTCGATGTTCTTAGCGTGTCTAGCCTTGAAGGACTTGTTACGTGCTGAACCTTCAGGAGAGCCTGAGACACCTTGCTGACCGAACCTGATAAGCTTTACTTCGTCACCTTCTCTGGCAACTACTACATGGCTCTTGGTTGGGTGGTTAGGTGTGCGCTTAGGCTTGTTATAGCCTTCAACGCCAGCACGTTCTAGTCTTGAATCTTTGGTCTTAGCCATTGTTTTTCTTTTTCTTTCCAGTTTTAGCAGTCTTAGCTGAGTCCTTGAAGTCTTGGGCTGTAGGAGCACCCTTGCTACCGGGCTTCCTCATCTTCTCACCTGAGCCAGCTTCGATGCGTTTACGTTTAGCATTAATATTACTGTAGAGTCCGGGTTTATTCATAGTCAATATCCACTTATAGGGTCAAGAATTTCGTATTCATCGTCGTCATAATCTGTATTATAACTTGTTACAGCAAGCTGGTCAATATAAGACAAACTATCTATTAAGTCATCGTGGACGCCAGCTGTAGGGAACATCAGGAACTGGTCAATAAACTCTTTCCAATCACTTTTGTCCAAGCTATCGTTCAGGGTGATCCTGCCATGTTCAAACCTACCTTGTAAAGACCAGACAACCCTGTCAGTCTTCTTCTTGTTCCCGTGTGTCAAGTCCGTGATGTGGCAGTAGACGTTGTTCTTTCTCATCAAGTCATTGAGGTAGGGCTGAACTGCGTTCTTCAAAGCTCCTCGTTCAATTCCAACAGCAATGGGCTGATGGTCACGCACAGCCATAAGAATCCTACTAGCAGTTTCACGAATGTCCCAACGTCCATGAATGATGTCCTTGATCCACCAGTTACCGTTGTCCTCTACCTTAACGATTGAGATGGCACTTTCGTCTAGTCTTTTCTTGGCTGCACCAGCATTTTTTGATACATCCTCAAAACCAGCCAAGTCAATGGCTATGACATAAGACCCATAAGCAGGTTCAGGGGCATACCTGATCCAATCCTCTTTGAAGACCTCTTGCCCTGCATTGTCAAAGCTTGACAGGTATTCCTGCTTGAAGGCAAAGGAGCTTAGGGTTCTCTCAGCAGCCTCAATCTCTTTGGGGTCGATAGTCTCGTTGTCTTTGGTTGTGAAGTGCCATGACTTCCATTCTTCGTCACTGCCCTCTAAGCCTAGCTTAAAGACATCGTAGAACCAGTTACGTCCACTAGGGGTTGAGATAAATAAAGCTCTACCCTTCTTGTCTGACAGGGAAGCTCGGATGATCTTCTGCCATACGTCTTCCTTGATAAAGGCACATTCGTCTAGAACCACGTAGGTAAGAGACACACCACGTAGAGAATCAGGGTTGTCAGCACCACGAACCAATATCTTCCTACCGTTGACGAGAAGGATCTCGAGGTTATTGATGTGTGATGACTTAATGACTGGTCGTCCAAGCTCATGTAACAAGTCCCATATAATCGTTCTAGCTTGTCCTAAGGTAGGAGCTATGTACATCACAGCTGACCCTTCAGGACAGTTTAAACCTTCTATAAGGAGGCTTACAGCGGATAGTCTGGACTTACCACACCTTCGACCTGCTGCTACGACCTTGAAGCGAGTAGTGTTCTTAAAGACCTCTTGTTGCCACTTCAACAGCTGAAAGTTTAACTCAGCCATCTTTAGGCTCCACATCCTCAATATCGTAGGTTACTTCCTCAGCCTCAACTACAGGGGAATTAAGACCAGAGATATTGATACTGATCTGTGGGGTAGAACCTCCAGCTTTAGTAGCTTCAAAGGCAGACACTGGGACAATACGGTCTACGATAAGTTTCCATGCAGCAGCTTGGTTCTTGTGGTCATCGTTAAGGGCTGCATCGTAGATAGCCTCTAGGACTTTAGCTGACTTAGGACTGTTTAACATCCTAGCCTTGTATTCATTGATAATAGCTGTATCCCCTTTGGGACGACCAAGGACACCTTTGTTCTTCTGCTTCTTGGCTACTATCTCACCCTTCTTGGGTCTACCTGCTTTTCTTTTCTCTGGCTCATTAAGGATAGCTTTGGCTTCCTTGACTAAGGTTTCTTCGCTTGGAGGATAATTATCTTCTATTGTTCTTGGTTCCATGTTTACCCTTAATTTGGACATGAAGTATGCCTCTAAGAAGTTAATCTTAAAGGCTATTTAGAGGGAATCTAGATGAATATATCTTAATTAAGATTCCTTATAGCCCCTTGAGGACAGATAAGGTTCATCAGGATTCCATACTTTGAACGGGTTACCTTCCTTGAAGATACATCCCGTATTCTTTACTTAGGTAGCCCGTCTACCTAGCTTTCATCTGAGTTCCCTGTGTGCTTGTTCACACAAGGTTGAGGGTAGCATATTTTTAAAGAAAAGTCAAGTCTTTTTTGTAATTATTTTAACAAAATCTACAGATTTCTCCAATTATTTTACATTTAGTTGTCTAGACACCCCATCCAGTACCCATACTTCATAGCCCCTTGTGGACACTTTAAAGGCCCTCACAAGGCCCTATGCCAGCCCCTCGTGTACGGATTCCATAGCCTAACCTGTCCCCAATTACCATACTTTCCTTACAACTGCCTCTTTTTTAAGCAACTACTTTGATTTTATTGTCTTTTTTGTCCAGTTGAGAATGATTCTTAATTACTCTCTTTTGTGAACTTTAGAGGCTCCCACAAAAGTAACTCACTCGCCCTACCCCCTCCCCCCATGTCAGTTAGTAAGCACTTACTTCGCAGTGACTTCAAAGTGTATACAATAACTGTATACAATCTTACAAGTACTTGTGTGCATGACGTTGTAGCACCTATATAACCATACCTTATATAGAGAATCTAGTCAGGTAACTGTAAGAAAAGTGTCGGAAAACCGACGGTAGTGTCAAAATGTCGACAGTATTTGTAAGTTATCTGTAAGTTTTGTGTCGGAAAGTCGACAGTAAATGTAATACTAGAGTATACATTAGAGTATTAAAGTATTCATTTATAAGCTGGCACAGTTCATGCTTCACATAAAGCACAGCACAATCGCTGTTTTCTGAACCAGTAAGGTACACACCATGACTTCTACTCAAGCCACCGATACAGTAAATAACCTATACACGCAAGCTCAAGCCATGAGACAGTTCGCTGTCTATCTAGAAGGCAACCCGAACGATGTAAACGCATCTCTAATGTGGCACAAGATGGCTGACCACCTATTCGACGCTGTCAACACTTATGATACAGTCGTGGCGTCTTCAACCTGAACTCAAGGGCTTAAACCATGACACAGACACTTCTAGGATTCTGGGCAGTAACAATGCCTAGCTATTACATCACACGGACAGTCATTCTGTTTTGTGCTGATGATGGGTATGGTAACTTGATTAACATTCCCTCTGATTCTTTCCCTGTTCATTCAATCAACACTATCAATCAGTAATAAGAGGCTAAACATGAAACCACAGATTTACGATCACATTATTTACGCTTTGGGCTTTGTTGCCCTTATCATTGTGTGGATGACTGCCTAAGGAGATACAACCATGTATTCATTCACTACAATCAATAACCGCTATCATGTAACAGTTCACGGTAACGGTTGGGCTTACGAAGTTCTAGATCAAGAATCAGGGGATAGTCTATGGTTTCAAGATTCTGATGCCGAGCAAATTCAGGCCGAGACAGATAACTTCGAGAATGAAAGCGCTATCGCTCAATACTTTGAATGTCTTTGCGAATAAAGGGGATAACCATGGAAAAAGGCACTAACGCACCTACAAAACCACAATTTGAGGGTCAGATTGTCAAGTTCGATTCCCCTCACGCTAGTGGAGTGATTCTGTATGATGTGGCAAAGGTAAACAAATACGGAAAACTTGAATGGTGGGCTATTAATGAACCTACAGAGCTTCAAAAGGCAGAAGCTGAGTGGTCTATCGTCTACCGCTAAAATATCGCCTGTAGAGGCTCTTTAGAGGGCTTCTATGGGGGCTATTTTGCCCAAGTAACTTGTGAAGGACACACTACCATGAAAACCACAGTAAATTTCTATACTTTCCGTGACGCTTTCAAAGCGATTCGCCCTGATAACTTCACCTCTGAGGGGCTATCTGTATTGTGGGACTATCTCGAAGAATGCGAACAAGATTGTGGCGAGGAATATGAACTTGACGTTATAGCCCTTTGTTGTGACTTCTATGAAGACAATTGGAAGTCTATTGCCTCAGATTATCGCATTGAGATTGACGAAAACGAGAACGAGGACGAACAACAAGAACAAGTTCGTCAGTACTTAGAAGACGAAGGCGTTCTAATCGGTGAAGTCACTGGCGGCTTTGTCTATCGTGCACACTAAGGGGGCTTAAACCGTGCTTTATATGCTAATTTGTCGAGATGGCGGGTGGTCTAAAACCTTTGAGGGTTCAGAGGATGAGGTTATAAAAGAAGCTGAACGTCTATCTACTTTCCATGATTCTATCTTTGGGGTCTATGAAACGCACACGGGGCGTTTAGTAGGCGGTACTTACATACCCGACCCTATTTATGTCTTTCAGAAAGACTAAAAACATCAATATGTCGCTAAAAAAGGAAAACGTAAACATGATGAAAACAGATTTTAAGGTATACAAACGCAAAATTCACGTATGGGTTAAGCACGTAAAGCCTACACCTGATGGTCACGTGTGGAATTATGCGTGGTCAACTAATGCCCACAAAACGTGCACAGAGGCCGCTAAAGCCGCTAAACTGTTGCACCCTGATAGAACATTCAAAGCAAACTTTGCGAAGGATTAACCATGAAGTCAAAATTAGAATTCCATGAACTTGAACGCATGGCATGGAGGGATAACAACCCTTTACATTCTGAGCTTGTGTCTATGCGTCAAGAACTGATTCACCTACTAAGGATAGCTAACAGCGTGGCATCACGTTATGACGCAGTAGTAAACAATGCCTTTGAAGATGACGATTTCGCATCAGTGGCGTTGTGGGCAACCTTTATCAACCATATTGATAGCTTAGAAAGGGATTTAGGAGAAGACCTATGATAAAAACACTAATCGCAAACATTAACCACGCAATACGCAACAATGAGACTGTGACCATTGGGGGCGGTACTTTTGAAGCGCATGAACTATATAAAATCATTCAACTCTACAATGCGGCTCAATTGGCTGAAGATGCCCTATTGTTTGACTATGGCGGTGAACCTCTGCCTTCACTTGAAAAAGAAGCCTTAGATGCTTTAAGGGGTGTTTTATCATGAACCAGTACTTCGTTACAGTCTACAAAGACAATGGGCAGTATGATGAATATGAAATTGAGGCAGAATCATTGTCTGATGCGTGGGTTATTGCGGCTGAAAACAATGGTTGGGCTGATGTTGGTGAAGTTTGTATTGAGTTAATACCTAACGATGAGGAGATGACAGAATGACATTAGTAATACTTTTCTATACAGTTGACTTAATCATAGAGCATGACCTATGGTGAGATGTCCTAAATGTAAATCCAATGACGTAGACCTTTCAAGTACTGGTTTACCCAATGCAGTACAGTGTCTAGACTGTGGACACTTGTTTGCTGATACATCATGGCCTTTCCCAACATCATTGGTTAAAAAGCCATTGAACGACATACCTGTGAAGATAGATGGACTTAAAGATGCTCAGGAAGCCCCTTTTTAGCCCATTAGAGACACGATTAACCATTGACTAAGGGCTAGATAGCCTAGAGAGGATAAAATGCACTGTGTGGCTTGTAATAAATTGTTGACAGATTTTGAATCGACACGAAGAAACGCTATAACCAAGGACTTTGTGGACTTGTGTAAGGTTTGTTTTGAAGATGTGAAGGGGTTATTCCCAGTCATTGAACGGAAAGACCTAGTAACTGAGTCGGATTTAGACCCCAGTGAACGAGACGTTGATGTAGAATTCAGTGAAATGGACACAGGGGATTGTAGAGACTATATAGACTATATAGTATCTAATGACTCCTATGATGTTTCATAGATGATACATAGAAGTAAAATACACTATTAAAGATACCTTAAATACTTATGTCATTAAAGATACTTTAAAGTGCAACGTAAAGAGGAAAACCTATGTTAAAAGTTGAAATTGACTATGATTCTGCGTCTAGGATATTTGGTGTTGTCTTAAAACAACAGTATCTTGGTTTGTCTCCTACTTACGGGGGTTCGCCTTTGTTTTCTATGGACAAAGAGGAAAACAAGAGGGAGTATCAACGATACAAAGAAGCCTTTAAGTTGGTAGCTGAATACAATGGTATTGATTTAAGAAAGGGTAAAAAACAATGACACCGACACCTAAATTACGCTTTGTTGAGCGTGTAATTGCTGTTCCTGCAACAGATGGAGAGGGTAGAACAGTTCGCATTCTTCAGCAACTGTGGGAAGCAGACATCACCGACATAATTGCTGGTAAAACGGACGGTGAATGGCGCGATGTACGCTTGGAGAAAGAACAATGAATAAACTTAACGAATACGGTGCAACAGACAAAGAGGTAGACGATTGGGTGTTCAACGAAGAAGCCCATTACACCTTCACAATCCAAGATGTAGCTGAGTTAATCTCCATCTATGGTTGGGAGCAAGTGCTCAAGGACATCATAGAGGCAGAGGTGAAGTTATGATTATGTCTTTGTGTATTTTTGTATTAACTTTGTTGAAAGTGAGTCTCAAGTGAAGGCTATTATTGAATATGACTTGTTCAACGCACAAGATGCTCACGCATACAAGTGCTCACAGAAGGCCGTAGAAGCCTTTTACACGCTTGAAACCTTGATGGATGATCTAGAGGTATTCCTAGCTAACAAAACCACCTCAGAAGCCTGTTTATTGGACATTCAAAGGGTGTTACTTCAATGGCGAAAGTCTAACAATGTATAACATTTATCATTATGGATAAATTCAAACCTGCCCTTGGTTGGCGTAAAAGGAGAAAGATAATGAGCAAGTCAGACGGCGGTAAAGGTTCAAGCCCTCGCCCTTTTAGCGTATCTCAAGCTGAGTATGATGCTCGATGGGACGCTATATTTGGACGTGATCTTGAGCAAGAAGAACCAGAGATCGAGGAAGAAGATGATTCTTTGAAGTGCTTACGCTGTGGTGGTGTTGATACGATGTATGTAGCACCTAACGGGATTTATCGTGTATGTGACCAATGTGGTAACGCTGAAAGGATTCTTCAAGATGATCCAGACTTCTAATGTCAAGATAGCTTCTAAATTCTTGAAACACATACCATGTGAAGCCTGTGGTTCCTCAGACGGCAACAGTCTTTACGATGACGGGCATACCTACTGTTGACAAAACTCAATAAGTATGATACAATTCATGTTTTAAAGGAATTTTATGAAAATCTGTAAGACATGTAATGTAGAGAAGCCTTTTGAGTTCTTTGGAACTGACAAAGCAAAGTCAGGGAACACGGTATATAGGCCTTATTGCAATAGCTGTAGGGCTGAAAAGGGGAGGAACGCTCGGAAAGATAAGATGCAAAAGAAATGTTGTAACTGTGGGGCTTCTTGGGAGGCAACTATGGGTAAAGCTCGCAGAAAAGTAGATTTATGTGATAGCTGTTATCCGGCTTACCGTGCAGCTTATAACATCCATCATGCCGCTTACTTGAGAGCTTCTAAAAACAACATCGGTTTTGATCTTGACTTGAAAGACATATACAATGCAGTCGCTAAAGGAATCTGTCCCAAAACAGGTATTGAATTTGAAATCAACAAGAAAGGAAGCAACTACTCAGATCGTAGTCCATTTGCGCCAAGTATCGACAAAATTGATCCATCTAAAGGGTACACAAAAGACAACATACAAGTTGTTTGTTGGTGGTACAACTCTGCAAAAGGAAGGTATACGGATGAGGAAGTTTTTGAACTATGCAAAGCCGTAATTCTTCAACATTCATAAAGCATGTCCCTTGTGACACATGCGGATCAAGCGATGCAGGTTGTTTGTATTCGGACGGTCATATTTTTTGCCAAAGTTGCAGAACATATACACGAGGAGATGAAAACGGCGGTACTTATCAAGAAGTACAGACAAAACCATCGAGAGAAACTAAACCAATGACAACTAAAGCTGGTGAGATTAAGGCTATCCCTGACAGGGGTATTACACAGCAGACCTGTGAAGCCTACGGTGTACGACAGGATGCTACTAAGCACTACTACCCTTACTTTGACCAAGATGGTAAGGAGGTAGCTGCTAAGGTACGTCATGTTGAACTGAAGAACTTCAATGTTGAAGGTAGCTGGTCACAAGC